TTTCTGCCCTTCCCCCACCTTGAAAACACAGGTGGGGGTAAGTTTCCGCACCCATCAGCCCGTTTCCCCGTTGTACAGGTAGGTGGGGGGCCGCTTGCCTTTGTCGTTCGGGACGATCTGGGTCGCGTCCAGTTCCACCAGCGCCCGCGTCCCGAGCAGCGCGTCGATGGCCCGCTTCACCCGCGCCCGCGCCTCGGCCTGTGCCGGCTGCAGGTCCACCTTCTTGACGCCCTGCCCGACGTCGATCCCGAGCGCGTTGCCGATCCGCACCCCGATCCAGCCCTCGGCCTGCACGTCCTTCCGCATCTCTTCTTGCGGGGCATGCACCAGCGCCGCGACGGCAGGCGGCAGGTCGTTGGTCAGCTCGTGGTCGGGGTCTCGTGCCGTCAGCTGCACCGGCTTCACGACAGGGTCTGTGACGCCCTGATGCACCCCATCCTTCACATAGGGGTTGGTCACGATCTCCTTGACGTACCACCCGCCCAGACCGAGTTTGGCGTTGTTCGTCTTGCCATAGAACGGGGCGATGTAATCGTGCCGATCCTCGACCCCGTACACCTCGGCCTCTTTGGCTGTCATGTTGCGGATCGTCCGCGCCGACCGAACCCGATCCGACAGCGCACCAGCGCCACGGATGGCGGCGTTGATGTCCTCGCCGTTCTGGACCTTGCGGCCGTCCTTGGTGCTGTGGTGGACCACCTCGATGCCGCAGCCCACCTTCTGCGCCAGATCGGCCAGCAGCGTCATCGCCGCCGAGATCGCCGTGTTGCTGTCCTCTTCCAGCCCCAGCACCCCGCCCAGCGGGTCGATGACCAGCACGTCCATCTCGGTCTCGGCCAGCATGTGGTAGAAGTCCGTCGGCTGCACGACCCCGTCGACCTCGGCGAAGAGCCGCGTCTTGGCCGACAGCCGGCCGATCTGGAACTGGTTTTCGTACTGCGCCCAGTTCAGCCCGAGATCGCCTTCGACCAGCGCGGCAAGGCGATGCTCCATCTCATCTGCCATCGGGTCTTCGCTGATCATCATGACCTTCAGCGTCTGGTAATAGACGTCCTCGTGCGTGTGCTTCACGCCGGTCACCATCGACACGATCTCGCGCAGGATCAGGGACGACTTGCCGACCCCGCCCGCCGCGCTGGTGATCGAGATGAAGCCGCGCCGGATGTGCTTGCCCAGCAGGAAGTCACGAGGCTTGCGGTCTGCGACGGGGCGCAGGTGCGACGGCTTGAAGAACCCCGCCTTTTCCTCCTGCGTCATCAGAGGGGCGGGCTGCTTTACCGGCGCGGCCTGATGCTTGTCGAGGATGTAGCGCAGGGACGCGATGGTCACCCCGTGATCGGGCCGAGGCTTGACGCTGTCCCAGTCCTTCTGGAACGCCGCGATGTCGGCATCCTTGCCCTTGCTCGATCCGGCCCAGCGCCCGACCCACTCTGCCGTCGCGTCCCGCGCCAGCTGTTCCAGCTCGGTGCCGGCGTGGGCGTTGACCATCGCAGCGACCACCTTGAAATAGTCCTCACGATCCAGCGAGGCAGGGTTGGTCGAGCGGTCGATCAGGTCGATGTAGCGGTACGCGTCGTCCTTGCCGCTGACCAGCGCAGCCTGCATGTCCATCTTGGCCAGCATCTGGCTCAGGTCATCGGCCGCGTCGCTGTGCGCGGTCTTCTGCGAGGCCAGCAACCACTCGGGCGCGGGCTCGATGCCCAGCTCGTTCAGCCACTGGTACTCGCCTTCCTCGAACTGGCTGGGCGGCAGGGCGACGAAGCCGTGGTGCTTCAGGTCGACCGCCCGATGCCCCGCGAGCTGGGCGGTGAAGTGCAGGTTCGGATCGGCGTCGAAGTACAGGTGCAGGCCGCCGCGCGCCGAGGCCGCAGCCATCGTCGTGATCGGGGTGTCCCGATCCCATGTGCATTCTGGCTTGTACAGGTCAGCGTCGACCACGATCAGGCCGTTCAGGTCGCAGCACAGGCCGATGTTGTGATCAGGGTTCGCCTGCCACCAATCCCGCACCTGATCGACCGACCAGCGGATCGTGCGGTAGCCTTTGATCGCCGGCCGCTTCGTCCCCGCCTTCAGCGGGAACACATAAAAGCCGTCCTCAGCGTAGCTGACGGCCGCCTCGAGAAGTGTTTGTGGCATCTGCCTCTCCAATATCTTGTGTTGACGGCAGGTCGGCACACAGGATATTGTTCCAGTGTACTGCTGATGGCCTGTGCTGGGCCTGCCATACGACTTCGGCCCCGCCTGTTTGCTCAGGCGGGGCCTTTTCACACCCTACATCCCCGCACCTCCCGCAAGCAAGGCCCAACTTTTTTCGGCATGCCCTCTTGTCAGCATCATATCAGCATCATATATCTGGCTTCACGGCAGCCACGGTGGCTGCCTCTGGAGACCCTGACCATGATGACCGCCTTCGACCGTATGGAAGCCCGCTTCGAAGCCGCCGTGACCGCCGTCGCCGCGACCTATCCCACGATGGCCGCCCAGAAGGACGCGCTGCAGCAGCTGAACCGCGCCTATGAGGCAGCCAGCCGCGTGGTCCACGATCTGGTTATTGCCGACTGCATCGACCGCTTCCCCCCGTTCAGCGTCGAGCGGTCCGACCACCTCGCCCGCTGGGACATGCCCTTCGACCTGCATCAGGTGCGCGACCAGCACGTCGTCATCGCAGAATACTGGAACCTGCGGGCTGCCCAGATCATCCGCGCCCTGCGCGACCTGCGCGGCGACGTGAAGGCCGCTCCGGTCGTCAAGGTCGAGAAGGCCGACCGCGCGATGACCGAGAAGGTCGAGCAGGTGCAGCGCGACATCCGCGATGAGATGCAGCGCCTCGGCCGCATGTACGACAGCGCCCTGAACATCGCCCGCCTGTTCAACGGCCTGCCGGTCACCGCCAGCGTCCACATGGTGACCAACCAGTTCGGCACCACCTTCATCCGCGCCTTCTACTATCTGGCCGGCGAGCGCATGCCGCTCAGCCTGATCATCGCAGCAGCCGAGACGGCGGCCCTCGAGAAGGGGGCCGCGTGATGGCAGGTCTACGCAAAGAGGTTCGCAGGGCAGGCAGCGCCGACAAGGGGTTCGGCCTGCACGACGCCGATGGCAGGGGGATCGGCTATCGGTGTGACATCTTCGAAGAGCGGTGGGTGGTCGACCCAGAGAGGGCGACCCTCTTCGTCGTAGAGGGGGCGTTGCCCCTTTACACCGACCGCCAGAGATGGGCCGTGCATGGCAGGGCGACACGCGACGGCAAGGGGTACGGGGCCAGCCCATACCCACGCAGGGTCGGCTCTATCGAGGAGGCGTTCTGTCTCGCAGAGCGAATGATCGAGGCATACCGCAAAAAGGCGGCGAAAAAATTTTGCTGACCCCCCCCTTGTCAGCATCATATCAGCATCATATATCTATTGGCAGAGGCGGCGACGCCTCGCCCCGCTCTTTGTCCCGCACCGGCGGTCACCGGCCACCCCACCAGCCTGCCTCGGATGAGGCACCCCGAACCGCGAGGAACGTAAGGGGGGGGACACGGGGACGGTTGAAAAATGTCTGCCACCTTGCGGGGTGGCAGTGATCTTCCAACCCAGCACAAGGACCACCACCATGAAAGACTTCGGCATCCACACCGTCCGCCACGTCGACCACACCTTCTCGGTCGCGATCACCTTCCGCCCGATGATGGAGGACATGTACGAGACCGCGATCCACGTCGCCCGCTTCAAGACCTTAGACGGGGCGGTGCGGCTGGCCGGTCAGGTCAAGGCCGCCTTCCTGAACCGCACCGACAAGTCGCTGTCGCCCATCGGGTGCGTCGACAAGCGGTTCTGGCAGGGACCGACCAGCATCTGCTCGCCCGTCCGCTGGGACGCAGAGGTCGACGCCTACTGCGTCCTGCCCCAGCCCAACGTCGCTTGATCTTCCGGTGACCAGCCCTGCGGGGCTGGCATCCCGAAGACCAACCCAGCACAGGAGACCACCATGCGCTTCGCAACCTACCGCTCACACCTCGGCTCGCTTCAGATGATGGGCGAGGCGACCTGCCTCGACGTCATCCGCGAGCTGGGCCGCACCTTCGCGGCCAGCATGGCCGAGATCGACAAGCCGGTGAACGACAAGTCCGACCTGATGAACGGTCTGGCCGCGTACCACCTGCTGAAGCTCGAAGGCGAGAACGCCCGCCTCGACGCCGCCCACCGTCTGGTGATCAAGCTGGTCACCGACGCCGCCTTCGACATGGCGCAAGACATGGCGCGGGCATGAGGATCGACCGCAAGGTCGAAGCCGCTCTGAACGCCACGGGCAAGCCGTGGCGGGCAGAGTACGGCAAGCGGCACGTCAAGCTCTTCCTCGACAGCCGACTGATCGGCATCCTGCCGCTCGACGGCAAGGTCAAGGAGAGCGAACAGTGGGCAGCCAAGAACCTGCTTGCCCAGATACGCCGCGCCAGTCGCGGCCAGCTCCACTGAGGCCGCCATGATCCCCAGCCACATCGAGCTGCACCTCAACCTGCTGGGCGTCCTGCCGCGCCCAGCGGCCCGCCCAGCACCGCAACCCGCCACGCCTCGGCCCGACCCCAGCAAGTCCGCTGGCGTCTGGTATCCCGACGGCGACGTCCCGTTCTAGGAGACCATCATGAAGCTCGACACCGTCATCCGCCTGACCTCACCCGAGGCCATCGACTTCGCCGCCAAGGGCGCTGCCTTCAAACTGGCATGGCGCTGGACCGCGCAGGAGCTGTGGTCCGCCCGCAAGTTCGGCACCGACCACCGCACCCTGTTCGCCCAGAAGCTCCGCGCTGCCCACGCCGATGTCGCGCAGGTGCGTCGCCGCCGTCGGCAGGCTGAAGCTGCGGCTGCCGACCCGCGAGTTGCCGCTTTGCTGCACGAGCAGGGCATGCTGTACTTCAAGCCGTTCGAGCAGGGGATCATCCCGCGCCTGAACCAGATCAACGCCGAGATCGCGGAGATCACCGCCAGCATGTGAAGGATACGATGGACAAGAAGCCTAACCAGATCAGCGCCGAGGATCGCGCGCTGATCGACGCCGCCATCGCCGAAGGCAGGGTGCGCGTGATGCCCGCAGGGCAGCGCACTGTGACCGACACCGGCGAGCTTGTGTTCAACCCGACCACCAACCGGCTGGTCGCGGTTGACAAGAAGAAGGCGCAGGAACGCCTGCGCTACTGGACCCAGCCCGATCTCAGGAGGATCAAATGACCCGCAAAAACACCGGCCGCATCCGCGCCATCCTGTCCGACCTGCTGGGCGTCGCCGCCCTGTTTGCCGGCCTGTACCTGTTCCTGCTTTTCACCGCTTGACCGATGCGCGACGGATCGCGTACAACTGCCCCACAGCCTGCGGGCAATTAGATGTAGGACGTAGACCATGACAACCTTCTCCCCCCTCCCCCACCAGATCACCGACGCCGACTTCCTTGCCCAGCGCAAGGTCGCGGGCTGCTTCAACGGCATGGGTACGGGCAAGACCCGCACCGCGCTGATGGCGGCCGCGCAGGTTCAGGCCGACCGGATCGTGATCGTCGGGCCGCCGATCTCCCTGCACATGTGGAAGGCCGAGGCTGAGGACCACCTCGGCCTGACCGCGCAGGTGCTGAAGTCCAGCTCGACCAAGATCGACCGCAACGCTCAGGTGCTGGTGGTCAGCTACGCCATCGCCACCACCAACGCCGCGCACCTGTTCGACTGGGCGCACGTCGGCAAGACCAGCGTCCTGATCTGCGATGAGAGCCACGCGCTCAAGTCGACCAGCTCCAAGCGCACCAAGGCCATCCTCGGCAAGGGCGGCCTGATCAACGCCTTCGCCCACGCGTGGTTCCTGACCGGTTCGCCGATCACCCGCTGGAACGACGACGCGATCCCCTTCCTGTTCCGCGCCTGCCCCGACGTGATCAAGGCCAAGATCGGCGAGCTGACCATCGACCGCTTCGTCCGCCGCTATTGCGTCACGCAGAAGCGCCAGTTCAACGGTGCGCGGTTCCCGACCACGATGATCGTCGGGTCGCGGAATGAGGCCGAGATTGGCGAGATCATGGCCGGCGTCGCCACCCGCCGCACCCTGCGTGAGGTCGCCAGCTCCATGCCGGCGCTGACCACCAGCCGCCTCGAGATCACACCCACGGGCATCTCGCACCTGACCAAGGCGCTGGACGGCATGACCCTGCGCGAGGTCGAGGAAAAGCTGGCCAGCGGCGAAGAGCATCTCGCCACGCTGCGCCGTGAGCTGGGCCTGTCGATGATCAAGGACGCGGCCGAACACATCCTGCAGACCAAGGAAGTCACGGACGGGGCGCTGCTGGTCGGCGCGTGGCACCGCGAAGTCATCGACGGCCTGCTGGCTGCCGTCCGCGCCACCGGCCTGCGGGCGGAAAAGCTCGACGGCACGACCAATGCCAACCGCAAGGTCGCGCTGCAGGAAGCCTTCAACGCCCGCGAGATCGACGTGCTGATCGGCCAGATCGGCGCGATGGGCGTCAGCCTGAACCTGCAGCAGGGCGGCAACCGCATCATCGTGGTCGAAGAGGACTGGTCCCCCTCGATCATGGACCAGTTCTACGCCCGCCTGCACCGCATGGGCCAGACCCTGCCGGTGCATGTGGACACCCTGTTCGTGGACACCAAACTGGCGAAAGCCGTCCACAACATCGCGACGGCCAAGCGTCGCTCCCACGCCGCCATCGGCGCGGCACATCAGCAAGCACAGGAGTAAACCATGACCAAGGAAGAGCAGCTGCGGGCGGAGGTCGACACCCTCCGCGCCGCACACCGCATCGCGCAGAACACGATCCAGAACCTCGAGGCCGAACTCGGGCGCACCCGCGCCGATCTGGACAACGTGCAGGACAAGCGCGGCGCGACCACGATCCTCGACATCCTGACCGAAGAGGGCTTCGAACGGCTGTCCGCTTCGTTCCCCAAAGGGCTGCGTGAGAACGGCAACCCGATCCGCCCGACCGACACCGCCATCAGCGTGGTCAACCTGCTGGTCCGCCGCGTCTCGCAGATGGAGCAGGCCAGCCAGAACGAGCGGGAGATGACGGCGGAGATCGAGCAGGCCTATAACTCGATAATCGGGCGCAACGTCGACCTGTCGGTGGTATCGGCCCGCATGACCCGCGCCTTGGCTGAGTTCGCCATGCGCGAGGCTGAGCGCCCGCTGGACGGTGCGCCGACGCCGACGGAGGATGAGGCATGGTGAAGGACGCCATCCTGAAAGGGGCGCAGGTGCTGGACGATGCTGAAGGTTTCAGCATCGACCGCTCCCAGTTCATGAACGCCTCGACCGCCACGTCCTGCATCCGCAAGCAGTGGTACGAGCGGAACAGCGAGGTCCAGCCGTCGCAGGACTGGGGCTATGCCCGCCGTGGCAAGCAGGGCGAGCTGTACCTTGTCGACTGTCTGGTCGCCGCAGGTGCGGTGGTGCAGCACGTTGGCGAGGATCAGGTGTCCATCGTCAGCCACGAGCATCGCATCAGCGCGACGCCCGACGGGTACATGACGCTGGAAAACGGGGTGGAGATCGGGCTCGAGTTCAAGACCATCGACCCGCGCACCAACCGCTCCCGCCTGCCGAAGCCCGAGCATGTCACGCAGCTGCAGATCGGGATGGAGATCGCGCACCTGCAGGACGCCCCGTGGCCTCGGCCCGTGTACGGCATGCTGATCTACATGGATGCGTCGAACTACAACGACATCCTCGAGTTCCGCATCGAACGGGACAAGGGCATTCTGGACACGCTGGCCCGCCGCGCCGACACGATGCTGGACGCCAAGAGCGACAGCAAGCTGGACCGCGAGGGCAAGCGCACCGGCGAGTGCAAGGCCTATGGCGGCTGCCCTTGGGCTGCCACCTGCGGCGTGGCCGGTGCCGCCGATGAGGTCGGGCCGATGTCCAGCTCGATGCTCGAGGTGGCGGTGCGGGCCTATGCGATGGCCAAGGCCGATGAGGATGAGGCCGCCGACCGCAAGGCGATGGCGGCCGAGACCATCAAGCAGGGCATGGCCGCTGCTGGGATGCGTCAGATGCAGGTGGGCAACCATGTGCTGAAACTGGACACGGTCGCCGGTCGGACGACCGTCGACTGGAAGGCGGCGGAAAAGGCTGGCATCAGCCTCGACGCCTTCAAGAAGATCGGGCAGGCGGCTGAGCGCCTGACCGTGAGCTGAGGCCTCGGCCTCTTGTGGCAACGTGCGACGTAGAAGGAAGCACATCATGACGAACCTGAAAGCCTACGCCCAGTCGGGCGCGATCACCCTGTCGGCAGCCGCGATGGCTGATGC